GATTGGCCGCACTCGGCGCGAAGCAGCCATCTTCTGAGGTCTCCTCCTGGCGCATTGCAGACCTTCTCGGCCTCCCTGCATGGGGCCCGCCGCCACGCCTGTCTGGCTTAATCACTCGCTACCGCTTCCAAAGCGCATAGAGGAACGCAGCCAGGAAGACTACAAACAGAGCAACGCTTGGCCAATCATAGCGCTCTCGCAGCGGCAGTTTCCGCCATTCAGCTTCGTGCGCTTCGTCTCGGTTTGCTGTCCCTGCCAACCCATGCGATCACCAGAAATGATAGCTACGCCCGTAGCGTTCACGTTGAGAATTACAAATCAAGCATCACTTTCCGAACGCGCCCCACGACGACCGGGGCTTTCTCCGGGTAGATCGCTTCATGTTCCATGTTCGTCGAATACGGCTCAAGCCGATCTGGTCGAGTCATCCAACGCTTAAAAGTAGCTTCTTCTCCGTTCACCGAAGAGAACACATAGAACGCGCGCGGGACAAGGTCCTTTTCGGCCCGGTTCACTACTATGTATGCGCCCTCTGGAGCAATGATATTCATAGAGTCGCCAACCACCTTGAGCGCCATGAAATCCCCCCTGCCCAAGTTTGGGACGAGGATTCGTGGTAGATCAGCTCGCGTATCGATCGACGAGGTTTCTGACAGCTGCGAAGCGGCGACCCACGAAACGACAGGGACGCTCGCGACATCTGCGGTGAAGTCGGACTCCTCGATCAGTCTCGGCCCAAGCCCGGTTGCAACCCAATACATCCTGAGTCCGATCGCATCGCAGATGCGCTGAAGGTTATCGACGCGCGGCCATCGCGAGTCGCTTCGCTTCAACTGGCTCAGAAATGTCCGCTCTAAGCCTGCGCGAGCCGAGGCCTCGTTCGAACTCACCTTGAGCTCGGCGAGCCGCTCGTCGATACGGCTAAGTATTTGTTCGCGCGATATTTCCATGGCCGTGATTTTTAAATCTCTCCACAGCGAAGCGCTAGTGATTCAAAAACCCTTGACGTGTGATTTTTAAATCACATAATGGATCCATGACGCTGATCGAAAAATTCCTCGCCGTCGTTGCCGCCTATCGCGCCGAGAAGAAGGTCTCGACGAGCCGGCTCTCCTTCCTCGTCTTCGGCGATGGAAAGGTTCTGGGCGGTCTTACCGATGGTCGCCGCGACATTACGACCAGACGGCTTGAGGCCGCTTTGTCTTGGTTTTCGAAGAACTGGCCGGAAAGAGCCGTTTGGCCCGATGGCGTCGCGCGCCCGGAGTGTTCGGACAAACGGCCCCCAAGTCTCATTGGAGAAAGCCATGAGCATGAACAGCGCAGCCGCGCGTGACGCTGGCGCTTTGCTCGCCACGGCGTCTGATTTTGCCGCGCGCGTCACGCGCGATCTCTCCGAGCTGCGACGCATTCTCGATCGCGCGGGCTCCGAAGAGGAAGCGGATTTCGTCGGCGAGATCGCGGGCGAATTCGAGGAGTTCGCACAGCATCTCGCAGCTCTGAATGAAAAGCGCGCGGAACAACGGTCCCGCGCGCTCAAATGCCTAACCGCGGCGCCGCAATCGCCGGGGCTCAGTGAGTGAGTGTTGGTCATCTCCCCCATGCGTTTCTTGATCGCATGGGAGTGAGCGTCGATGCGTCCAGAGGGAATGGATAAAATGTCCGTTGCGGAAAGGCTCGAAATATGCGCGCGCGATTGGCTCGCCTTCGCCGAGGCGAGCGAAGCCAAGCTGCTCGGCGTGCGGCGCGAGGAAGCGCGCCCACTGCTCGCGGCGCGCATGCAGGAAGCGCCCGGAACGCTCGAAAACCTGTTCCGCGGCCGCCTGAAGGGCCTTCCCGCGACGCTCTATGAAAAAGCCCGCCGCGAATACATCCGCGCCGTCGAACGCGAAATCGGAAAGCTCGAAAATGAACTGGCTGTTGCGCGCGCGGGACATAGCGACGCTGATTTCATCGATGCTTGCGAGATCGAAGCGCACCTCGCGGCGCTTCGCGCGATCGTTAAGCGGCGCAAGGAGGTGAGGCGCGCGGCGTAGCCGGGGCGTTTCAAGAGAGGCGGATATGCAACACGATCTCGATCTCTTCGCTACCGCCCCTCGCCGCGCGCCGACAAGGCCGCGCGTTGCGCCGCCAACTGCAACACAAACGCTCGCGCCGGCGCCGCATCACTGCGTCATCTGCGGCGCCTTTGCGCCTTTCGGCAAAGGCGACGTGCGTCGCCCGGAAAGCATCATCTGGGCATGCAGGGAACATCGGAGGCATCTTGGCTGACGAGATTCAGACGCAAGGGCGTCGCGAGCCCCTCCCCTGCCGGCGCGCGGGCGAGAGCTTCGAGACGTTTTTCGAAGGCCAAAGCTTCCGTGTCACCCATGGCCGCTTCGAAGACGGCCGCCTCGCGGAAGTTTTCATCAGCGCCGTCAAGACGACGACGCTTTTCGACCATTTGGCGCGCGACACGGGGCTGCTGCTCTCGCTGGCCCTGCAGCATGGCGCGACGGCTGCGCAGCTGGCGAGCGCCGTCTCGCGCGACGGCGAGGGCCGCCCGCAAGGGCTCGCCGGCCATGTGCTCGATGCGATCGATGGAGAGCGACAATGAACGATATCGCACGCAAGGTCTTGCCGCTCGAAGAAGTGCGCCGCCGGCTCCAGCGCGGGCCGCTCGATCGCGCCGCCATCGCGACGATTATCGCCGAGCAATTGAGCGATGCGGAATTTGATGGACTGACCGAAAAGCAGCGCGTCGCCGTGGCGCTGCGCCGGCTCGGGCTGACAGCGACGCAATGCGCCGACGCGCTCGATCTCTCCAGTGGGAATTTGATCGATCAGCTGCTCAGCAAGGCGAAAAAGCGCGGCATTGCGATCGAACCGGAGGCCGCATGACTATCGCACATGATCTCGCCTGGCGGGACTGGATCGAAGAAGCACGCCGCATGAGCGTCGCGAGCTATTGCACGCTGCGCGGCATCAAGATCAGGTCGGGCGATGCGGGCCAACCCTGCCCCGGTTGCGGCGGGCAAGATCGCTTCTCCGTGAACACGCGCAAGAATGTGTGGAATTGCCGCGTGTCGGGCTTTTCTGGCGACGCGATCGCGCTTGCGCAGCATATCGACGGGCTCGACTTTACGGGCGCCTGCGAGGCTGTGACGGGACGGCCGCCGCCGGGGCGCGAGGCCAGCGAAACGCTTGAAGAGCGGCGCGAGCGCGAGGCGCGTCTCGCCCAGCGCGAAGAAGAACGCATCGCCGAGGAAGAGCGGCGCGCGCATGAACGCAACGTCTTTCGCGAAGCCGAGCGTCGCCGCGCCTGGGGTTTTTGGCGGCGATCTCTCCCGCTCTCGAACACGCCCGTCGAGGCCTATCTCGAAAAGCGGCGGATTCGCCCTCACCCTTCTTCGCGCCTGCGCTTCGCGCCGGAAATGGAGCTATGGAACGAAACCAAGCGCTGCGTGGCGCGCAAGGGCCCGGCGATGATCGCGGCGATCGAAGGCGTCGACGGGCGCTTTACCGGCGTGCATGTCACCTGGATCGATCTCGACGCGCCCAAAGGCAAGGCGGAAACGGTCGATCCCGAAACCGGCATGATGCTGCCGGCGAAAAAGGTGCGCGGCTCGCTCAAGGGCGGCTCGATCCGCATGGTCTCGGGCGGCGACGAACCGAAGCGCTGGTTTCTCGGCGAAGGCATAGAGACGGTTCTCTCCGTCTATTGGTCTTTGATCGAAGCCGGCTCCCCGCTCGTCGAGGGAGCGGAATTCCGCACCAGCGTCGATCTCGACAATATCGGCGGGAAGGCGAAGGGCCGCGTGAGGCATCCGACCAAGACCTTCGTCGACGCGCGTGGCCGCACGCGGGCGGTAATGGCGCGCGACGACACGCCTGTCGCGCCGCAAGACGACTGGCGCGTGATCTATCTGCCGCCCTCGGTCGAAGAGCTGATCCTGCTTGGCGACGGCGACAGCGATCCTTTCACGACGCGGCTCGCGCTGCTTCGCGGGGCGAGGCGATTTTCGCGCGAATATCCCTCTCTCACCATCAAGCTCGCGATGAGCCGGGAGGGCGCGGATTTCAACGATATGCGCATGCGCGCGTTCGAGGGCGAGGCGGCGTGATGGGAAAAGACGACATCGTCCAGGTCATCGAGGGCGCGGAAATTCTGCCCTTCCCCGGCGCGCGCAAGGCGACGCTGGCGGCGGGCGATGCGGCAGCTGCGCCGGGCGGTGCTCAAGCAGGCGGCGGCGACTCCGGCCCGCCGGAAAACGACGCGCCGCCGCCGGAAGATGGGAATGACGGGCCACGCGACTTCATAGACGAGTTCAATTCCGAATGGTGCTTCGTTCTCATGGGCTCCCGAGCTGTCGTGATACGCGAAATGCCGGATGCTCCAATTGAGGATCGCACTCGCGTTCTCTCGGTAGACGCCTTCAAGGCCTATTTCCAGAACCAGTTTCGCCCCGTGCTGAAACGCGAGCGGCAGGAAGACGGCTCTTATCAGACCGTGCGTCGCTTTGTTTCCGTTGCGCCCTATTGGCTCAAGCACGCGCGCCGGCGCACCTATGACGGCATCGAGTTTTTCCCTGATCCGACCAATGCACCAGGCACGAAGGGCTATTTCAATTTGTGGCGAGGTTTCTCTGTCTCGCCGGATAGGGTGACGCCCGCCAAGGAGCGCTGGAAGAAGTATTTCACCTTCCAGGATCACGTGAAGGCGAACATCTGCGATAGCGACTATCAAATCTATCGCTGGGTCTGGCATTGGTTCGCGCATCTCATCCAACGGCCGCGCGAGCGGATCGGCACGGCGATCGTGCTGCGCGGCAAGATGGGGACGGGCAAGACAGTCGTCGGCGACGTCATCGGCTCGCTCTTCGCCTCGCATTATTTTCTCGTCGACGATCCGCGTTACCTCGTCGGCCAGTTCAACGCCCATATGGGCTCTTGCATCCTTCTGCAGGTGGATGAGGGTATTTGGGCTGGCGACAAGGCGGCGGAAGGTCGGCTGAAGGGCCTCGTCACTGCGCCCAAGCAGATGATCGAAGCCAAGGGCGTCGATCCGATACGCCTCGACAATTATGTGCGGCTGCTCTTCTCGTCGAATGAGAGCTGGGTTGTGCCGGCCGGGATGGATGAACGCCGCTTCGCCTGTTTCGACGTCGCGGAGCATTGGAAGGAAGACCATGGCCGCTTCGCAAAGCTTTACGCCGAGCTGAATGATGGCGGGAGAGAGGCGCTTTTAGCGGATTTGCTGGAGGTCGATCTCGACGCGCCGGACGCGCCCAATCTGCGCGTGATCCCGAAAACCGCCGCGCTGCTCGAACAGAAGATCAGGTCGCTCGATCCGATTGCGGCATGGTGGCTTCAGCGTCTCGAAGATGGCGCGCAGACGCATCGCGCGGGCGCCTGGCGAGAGAAGGTGCCGGCGATAACCCTCTTCAACGATTACCTCCGCACCAGTGAAAAGATCGGCGTGCGGCGCAAGGCGAACCCGACCGAATTTGGGATCGCGCTGCGCCGCCTCGCGCCGGGCGTCGAGCGCGTGCGCTCCGTCGAAGAAGTCGAGGTTTGGGACGAAGAGACACTGAAGACTGTCCAGGTCACGCGGCGCGTTTGGTGTCTGCGTTTCCCCTCGCTCGGGCAATGCAAGCGCAGTTTCGATGCGGCGCTGAAGCAGGCGTTTCCTTGGGGCGAAGCCGTGCCCGAGGAAGAAGCGGAGCCCGAAGTGAGCTGAAAGTGTCCCACCTTGTCCCACCTTCTCTCAAAGGTGGGACACTGTAAGCAACTGAATTCAGGGGCGTTGTCCCACCTGTCCCACCTGTCCCACCTTTTTCGGCGGTTCGGACAAAAGGGCCGGCGCGGTCGGAATGGCAAAATAGGTGGGACAGGTGGGACAGGTAGGACAAATGGTGTGAGATCAGACGGTTATGCGTGTCCCACCTTTGTTTTTTATTCGATCAAGGTGGGACAGGTGGGACACTTTTAGTTGGTGTGGCGTGGAAGGCGTTTGGTGAGGCAACGAGCGAGGCGAGCGGCGATGAGCGAGTGCTGGCATGTAATCGAGTGCTACGAGGGAAAGGATAAGGAAGCCTACGGCCGCCTGGCGGCGCTGGGCTTCAACGTATGGCGTCCAACGATAGTGGTTCGCTCAACGCGGCGTTGGGTGGGCAAGCCGGCGCTGAATGGTGCGCGGATCACCGTCTATGCGCCACTCTTCGGGCGATATCTGTTTCTCCGAGTGGAGATGAGTGATTCAGTGCGCTCGGCTGTCAAGGAGCAGCGCGGCGTGCGTTCGTGGTTGTGTTATGCGGGCTCGAACGATCCCGCCGTCGTCCCGAATGAGTTGATCGAGCATTATCGGCAGTTCCCGCATGAACGCGTTGATATGAAAGTTGCTATGGCTATCGGCGACACGGTTCGTGCGCTCCATGGTCCGTTCGCGGGCCATGAAGGTAAGATCAGTAGGGTTGACTTGCGTGGCGTTGTATGCGCGGAATTGTGCATCTTCGGCAGACCGACGCCTGTCATCTTCCCAGTCGGTCACGTCGCGCTTGTGGAGCAAGGCCGCCGGCCTCCGATCGAGCGCCACGTTCAGCAACGTCCGCGCAAGCGAGCGTAAGTGCGAAGCTATAAGCCTTGCCGTCATCGCCAAAGACAGCGCGTCCATCCTTCAGATGCGACGCGCCCGACGACTATGAGCAGCGCCGCCGCAAGCGCGCGCCATGGCGCGCCTGGTATGGCACGGCGAGATGGCGCCGCATCCGCGCCAACCAACTCGCAGCCGAGCCGCTCTGCGCCATGTGCCTGCGCGAGGACATCGTAACCACGGCGACGGTCTGCGACCACGTCGACCCGCATCGCGGCGACCCCGAGCGCTTCTGGAACGGCCCGTTCCAATCGCTCTGCAAACCGCACCACGACAGCGACAAGCAGCAAGCCGAAAGCGAGTCAGCCGACAGGGGGGCGGTCAAACCCTGCAGCTCCTCCCCCGCGACCGGTAGCTGAATCGGCTGAAAAATTCCGCGTTATTCTGAAAAACTTTTTTTTATTGAACGGAAAAGATGGGCCGTCGACCTGATACGCCTCGAATGCAAGCCGCCAAGGGCTCTCCTGGCAAGCGCATGTCGAAAGCTGATCGCGCGCTTGCCGAGGCCGAGCGTCTGGCGAGCATCATCGCCGCGGCGCCGACCGAGTCGAGCGATCCATTCGCGCCGCCGGTTATGCTGCTGGACGAGCGGCTGAAGCCTGCGCTCATCGTCTGGCGCGATCTCGCGGCCGAGCTGCGGCAGCTCAACATCGTGCAAAATCTCGACCGCTACGCCTTCGCGGTTCTGTGCATCTCAATCGCGGACTACATGGCCGCCGTCGACAACATCCTGGTCAATGGCGCGCAGTATTGGGCCAAGACGCATGGCGGCAACAAGATGATGCGCGCCAATCCAGCCGTCATGGTCAAAGAGCGGCTCGGCAAGTTCATCTTCGACGCCGCCGCTGAATTCGGCCTCACGCCGCTCCGGCGCTATGCGCTCTTGCGCGAACAGTCGCAATATGGCGGTCCGAGGCCGCCCTCCGGCGCCCCGCCGGTCGACTCGGCTTCAGCAGCACCCAATGACGATGAGGATTTGATTGGCCTCGCGTCGCGACGCGACTCGAATTCGCCGCGGATATTGCAATAGCTCGGTGAGTTTAGGGAACCTGAATGGCCACCGCTTCACTCGGACCTTGCCGCTCGCTCACCGAGTTCGTTCTCGGCGGCCGTTCGCACGACCTCCGCGAAGGCCAGCCGCACGAGCAACAGCGCCATGGTCGAAGGGACTGGCTCATCAGCAGCCGACCCGAATGACTGGCGCAGGGCGGATCCGAGCTCTCGCTGGATTAGAAATGTATCGCCCCCCCGCTCCGCTACCGTGAGGTGCGTTTTCAGAGGCTGCATCTTTCGTTCCTTCGCCTACTTGTTTTGTTTTTTATTTCCGAACTCCAATAATTCTAAGTTGTTCCTTTTGACGACATGTTTGTTTTTCTTGCACGTCTGCGTGAAGGACTGCTGTTTGTGCGTGTCGCAGCTATCCGTTGACATTCCCGAATCCATCGCCCGCGCCTCGGCCAACGGCTGGGCATGGGCTGAGAGAGCGTGGCGCCGCGCGGCCGCCGTCGAGGGTGCCTGGTATGACGAAGCCAAGGCGGACGCGATTGTCGAACTCTGGCCGAAAATCTTCCGGCTCACCGATCTTCGTTTTGCCGGCGTGCCGTTCCGCCTCACGCTCTGGCAGGAAGTCATCGTCCGCCTGCTCTTCGGCTGGAAAATACCGACCGAGATCGTTGACCCGTATAGCAACAAGGCGGCGACCCTGCATGTCCGCCTTTTCCGCCGCCTCCTGCTCTGGATCCCGCGCAAAAATGGCAAATCCGAATTCCTCGCCGCTCTCGGCCTCGCCTTCTGGGCGCTCGACGCGGTCCACGGCGGCCAGGGCTATTGCTTCGCGCTCAACGAAAAGCAGGCGCGAACCGTCCTCACCAAGATCAAGGCTATGATCGCGGCCGAGCCCCGACTCGCCAAAGAGCTGACGCCTTTCGGAAAGTCGATCTGGTGCGCGCGCATGCTCGCCCGCTTCGAAATCCTCACCGGCAAGGCGGAAGGCAAACACGGCCTCTCGCCCTATGTCTCCATCGGCGACGAGATGCACGAATGGGCGTCGCGCGATCTCGACACGACCATTCGCCAGGGCATGGCCGCGCAGCTCCAGCCGATCGAGCTTTTCGCGTCGACGGCGGGCCTCAAGAGCGCTGTCACGGGCTTCGATCTCTTCAAGGAGTCGAAAGACATCCTCGACGGCCCGATCGTTGCCCCGCAGGGCGGCCGCGACACAGGCGAAGGCGTGTATGACCCGTCGTCGCTTGTGGTGCTCTTCGCGCTGGAAGAGGAGGACGATTGGGAAGACGAAGCCAATTGGCGAAAGGTCAATCCCAATCTCGGCCTTTCGCCTTCGATCGACTTTCTGAGGAGAGAATATGCCCTCGCAAAGAACAATCCCCGCGCCGAGTCTCACTTCCGCCGCTACCACCTCAACCAATGGGTCGAGGCCGTCACGCGATGGCTTCCAATCAAGAAATGGGACGCTTGTTGCGCGTCAAAAGACGCTTGGCGCGAATTTCCCGCGCGTCTTGCGGGCAGAAAATGCTTCCTCGGCTTCGACCTCTCAAACAAAAGGGACATAACGGCGCTCGTCGCCTGGTTTCCGCCGGACGAAAGCGAGGATGACGGCAAATGGCGCGTCATCTGCCGTTTTTGGGTCCCAGCGGACGTCATCGAGGCCCGCAGCAAGGAAGATCGCGTCCCCTACGATCGTTTTGCCCGTATGGGCGCGATCAAGACGACTCCCGGCGACTATGTCGATCAAAACCGGGTCGGCGATGCGATCAAAGAGGCTGTTTCCTTCTACGACGTGCAGGGAATTGGCTTCGATATATGGAACGCCTCGAAGCTTTATACGGATCTGTGTGAAGACGGCGTCGACCAAAAGCTCTTCACAATCGTTCGGCAGGGGATTGCGACGCTGACCGAAGCGTCGAAACATCTCGAAGAGCTGGTCTATACCGGCCGCCTCGACCATGGCGGCCATCCTGTTCTGCGCTGGATGGCGCAAAACGCGCTCGTGATCAGCGACACCAACGGCAACTTCAGGCCGTCGAAAAAGCACAGCCGCGAGAAAATCGACGGGATCACGGCCATCGTCTGCGCCGACACCGTCGCTCTCACCGCCGAGCCGCAAGGCGCTGGCTTCCTCGACTATTAAGGGCTGAACCCCTCGCATGTTCGGATGGTCGAAGCGCGAGCGCCTCAAGCGCGCGGTCGAAGAGGCGCGGCTCGAGAACGAGCTCGCCGGTCTGCGCGGCAAAATCCAGAACGCCGGCACGAGCGCGACCTATCCGCTGTCCGACCCGCTCGCCTATGAGAAGCTCTTCGGCCCCGTGCGCGCCGGCGTCTCACCGGAAGGCGCCATGGCGCATGCCGCCTATTACGGCAGCATCCGCCTCATCTCCGGCGTCATCGGCATGCTGCCCTTTTGCCTTTACCAGAAGGGCACGAAGGGCCATCGGACACTTATCGAGGGCGATGCGCGGGCGGGGATGATCGCCAGGCGCCCCAATCCGCGCCTCTCCGCATCGATCTATTGGCGCTCGATCGTCTCGGACATGCTGTCGAACGGCAATGGCGTGAGCTGGATCGAACGCCGGGGCGCTATGCCGGTCAGACTGCATTTCGTGCCTTGGAGCCGCGCGGGCATCCGGCTCGATCGCATTCTCGACGAGCCGACGCAGGTCTATACGCTCACGCTCGACGATGGCCGCGTCATCCAGGCGCATCAAGACGACGTGCTGCATATCCCCGGCTCGCCGCGATGGGAAATCTTTCGCGCGATGTCGCCGCTTACGGCCTACGCCATGGCGGTTGGGATCGGGATTTCCGCCGACGCCTTCGCCAAGGCCTATTTCGACAATGGCTCATCGCCGGACGGCTATATTTCCTATCCAGGAGGGATCAGCAAGACGGAGCAACAGTCCAAGGAAATCCGTAATCATTGGATGTCGAAATTCGGCGCGGAGAACCGCTTTGCCGGCCCCGCCGTGCTCACGGATGGCGGCGAATTCAAGGAAATCCGCATAAACGCCGCGGACGCGCAGTTGCTCGATACGCGCAAATTCTCCGGCGAGGACATTTCGGCCCGCGTGTTCGGCGTCGCCCCCATCCTCCTCGGCTACGGCGACAAATCGAGCAATTGGGGGACAGGAATCGAGCAGCTTACGCGCGCTTTCGTTGAATTCACGCTCGGCCCGCACCTCAAGGCGATTGAAGAGGAAGTCAATTACAAGGTCATTCGCGATGAGAAGCTCGTCGCGGAGTTCGATCGCGACGCTTTCATCCGCGGCGATCTACTCGCCCGCATGCAGGCCTTCCGCACGGCGCTTGGCGGCAACAATGGCCCTGGCGTCATGACGCAAAACGAAGTGCGCGTGCGTCTCAATCTCGGCGAGGTGGCAGACGAGGCAGCCAATACGCTGGTCGCCTGGTCGGCGCCGAGTGCGCAGCCGGAAAGCGCCAAGCCTACCGACAGCGCCGCTGAAGACTCCCAAGAGCCGCCCGCGCCTGCTCCCGCCAAGTCCCGCGCCCGCGCGCGCTCGAAGAGGCAACATCCATGAGCCGTAAACTGCTTCAGCTCTTAGAGGCCAACCGTCATGGCCGGATCGCCGATCCCCGCGCCGCGCAGCGCGGCTATTGGCGCGATTCTGCATCGTCGCTCCGGGCAAGCCCGACCGCGACGGCGAGCAATGCCGATCCGGACAAGGACGGCGACAAGGACAAGCCCGGCCAGCCGGACGAAGACGACGCCAACGCCGACGTCGCCAATCTCTACGTTTACGACGTCATCGACTCCTATTGGGGCGTCACCGCGCAGGACGTCATTCGCGATCTCGGCGCCGTCAAGTCGAAGACGATCAATCTGCATATCAACTCGCCCGGCGGCGACGTCTTCGAGGCGCGCGCCATCAAGACGGCGCTCGAACAGCACTCGGCCCGCGTCGTGGCCTTCGTGGACGGCCTTTCTGCGAGCGCTGCGTCATTCCTGATGCTTGCGGCCGACGAAATCCGCATCGCCAAGGGCGCGTTTGTCATGATCCACAACCCTTGGGGTTTCGCCATGGGCGATGCGCGCGACATGCGCGCGACGGCCGATCTGCTCGACCAGGTCGCCGACGTCATCGCCCAGGACTACGCCGACAAGACCGGCACGGCGAAGGCGGACATTCTGACCATGATGGACGCCGAGACCTGGATGGATGCGGATGAGGCGATCGCCAAGGGCTTCGCCGACTCCCTGCTCGAAAAGCCTGCCAAGGCGTCGAACCTCAAGCGCTTCGACGTCTCCGCCTATGACAAGGCCCCGGACCTCCTCGCCGCCGCCAAGGCGCTCGCCGACGAAGAAGAGGCGTTCGAGGAAGCCCGCGCGCGTCACGCCGCCATCGCGAAACTGATTGCCGTCGAGCCCGCCTGACCTCTTTCGTTCCGCACGCGGCGCGCAGTCGGCGCGCGCGGGACGAAGCCTTCCCGACTGCCCCTCTCTCAAGGATCAACCAATGGCAAAATCGCTCCAGGCCCTTCGCGAGGACCGCGCGCGCCTTGCGAATGAATATCAGACGCTCGTCAAGGCCGATAAGTTCACCAAGGAGGTGGAGGCGCAGGCCGACGATATCCTGGCGCAGATCGAGCGCATCGATGCGCAAATCAAGGCGATCAACACGGCCGTCCAGTTCAACAGCGACGACGCGGTCGAACATGCGGCGCGCGTGGAAAGCAATGAGCGCGGCCGCTCGATCGACGAGAACGCCCATCGCGTCAAGCAGGCGCTCGCCGCGCTGGGCCGCGCATTCGCTCTCGGGCCGGGCGCCCTCAAGCCGGAAGAGCAGTCTCTGCTTGCTGCCGATCATCCGCAGAACCGCGCGCGCATCGTCAACGTCGCGGAAGGCACGTCGGCGACTGGCGGCGTGCTCGTGCCGACGATCGTCATGCCGACCGTGCTGGAATTCATGAAGGCGTTCGGCGGCATGCGTCTAGTGGCCAATGTAATCGCCACCGCCGGCGGCTACCCGATCTCCTATCCGACCGTCGACTACACCAATTTCGAGGGCGAGCTCGTTGCCGAAAACGTGACGGCCAGCTCGACGGACATCGACACTTTCGGGGCGGTTGGCATTGGCGCCTATAAATTTTCCTCGAAGATCGTCCCGGTCTCAATGGAAATTCTTCAGGACGCCGTATTCAGCCCCGAGACGATCGTGCTGCGCATGATCGCCATGGCGATTGCCCGTGGCCAGAACCGCTATTTCACGACCGGCACAGGCATCGGCCAGCCGCAGGGCGCAGTCACCGGGGCCTCATTGGGTTATCAGGCCCCGACAGGCAATACCACGTCGCTCGCTTATGATTTCTTCCAGGAAATGTATCATTCACTCGATCCTGCCTATCGCCAAAACGCAAGCTGGATGATGCATGACACAACCTGGAAGACGGTCAAAAAGCTCAAGGACGCCAACGGCCGCCCGATCTTCTTGCCCAGCTTGGAGAGCGCCTTCCAGGGCGGCGATACGACCGGCTATCGCATCGAAGGCAAACCGATCACGATCAACCAGCACATGGCGGCGCCGGCGGCCACCGCCAAGACAATCATGTTTGGCGATTTCTCGCGCTATCTCATCCGCGACGTCATGGATGTGCTCATCCTGCGCTTCACGGATTCCGCCTATGCGTCGAAGGGACAGGTGGGCTTCCTCGGCTGGGCACGTGCAGACGGCAAGATTGTCGACGCGCCGAACAGCGTAACGAGCGCGATCGAGTCTATCCGCTATTTCCAGCATTCTGCCACCTGACCGCAATCCAGCGCGCCGCGCCGGCGCGCCGATTTCCCCTCACGCGCGAGCGCTCAGCATGAAAGTCAAACTCCTTACCGCATGGTCGAACGATCGCGAGTCCTACGCGTTCGGCGATATGATCGATCTCGACGACGCAACCGCCGCAGAGTGGATCGAGCACGGCCTGGCAATCGAGGCGCCGCCGGAAGAATTTGCTGCGCAGCGCGTTGGCGAGCTATCAGCGGCGCTCGATGAAGCCAACGCCGCGCGCGATGGTCTCGAAAAAGAGCTGACGGATGCGCGCGGCAAGCTCGCCGCCGCGCAAAAGGAAAAACAGGGCGCGATCGCGGAGGCCGATGTGCATCGCAAAGCAGCGGACGCCTTCAAGGCCGAACGCGATGTGCTGCGCGCGCTGCTCGCCGAGAAGAAGTCCGCCAAGGCTCCAGAACCCCCGAAACTCTGACGCAAAGCCACAAAGGAGACTTCCATGTCGAACAAAGACCGCCTTGCCGCCGTCTGCGATGAAGCTTCCGCCGCCTTTCAGAAGATCCTCGATTTCGGCAAAGGCGCATTGCCTGTCGCCGAGCAAATTGCTTCCCTCGCGGCGCGCGCCAAGACAGCCGAAGATGCGCTGGCGGCCGCCGAAGCGCGCCATGAAACGGAACTCGGCCAACTCGCGGATTTCATCGGCGATCTGAAAGCCGGTTTCGTGCAGCATCTCGCCAGCCTCCAGGCTGCGCCCGCGCCTGCCGCAAGCGGCTCTGGCGCGGCCCCGTCTTCCAAATCCGCGCCGGCCACAACCGCCGCGACGGCTTAAAGGAAGCGCCCTCATGAGCGCGACGCCCGGCGTCTGGTCTCTTTTGACGCCCAACCCGACGCCGATCGTCACGCTCGCCCAGGCGAAGCAACAGACCAACACCGTTGATTTCGCCGATGACGACGCGCTTCTGCAAACGCTCTGCGGCGTCGTCACCAGCTATCTCGAACTACAAGATGGCGTCACCGGCCGCGCGTTGCTCACGCAAACATGGCAATTCACCGCGCCCGACGCGGCGGCGTGGAGCAGCCAAAACGATCCGCGCAAGAAGGGCTATCCGCCCTCGCGCGGCTTCATGCTCGATCGCGGGCCGTTGCAGACCGTGACGAAGGTCGAGACGCTGCAAAACGGCGCCTATGTCGAGCTGCCGATCGCCAGTGTTGTGTCGCGGCCACTCTCACGTTTCGAAACCTGGCTGCGCCTTGCGTCCGGCGTCGCCTGGCCGATCGTCGACCAGGACGAAGCCGCCTGGCGCATTACCATGACGCTCGGCTACGGCGATGCGCCGGCCAATCTCCCGCCCGCCCTGATCCAAGCCGCGCTGATGCTGTTGGGCCATCTCTACCAGAATCGCGAAGCCGTCTCTGGCTGGGGCTCCGCCCTCGCCGAAACGCCGCTCGGCTTCCGCATGCTCATCGCGCCGCATTGTGCGCCGGGCTTCTGAGAAGAGATGCACGCGGGCCGCATGAGCTACAAAGTGACGGTGCGCCGCCGCGCCGTCATCGCGGGCAACCCCGGCGGCGACGCGCGCGGCGATTTCGCTGACGCCTTTGTCACGCGCGCGGCGCTGAAGCAGAGAAACGGCTTCTCCCGCGCCGAGGCCGGCCTCCTCGAAAACATGAATGTCGCCGTGCTGCGCGTCTATTCGAGCGCGCAAAACCGAACGATCACGATCGCCGATCGCCTGCGCATCGAAGGGCCGAACCTGCCGGCGGGAGAATGGGCGGTCGACAATGTGAACCTGCCCGACGCCACGCGGCGCCATATCGAAATCACCGTCATCCAACGCATCGGAGGTTGACCCATGCGCGTGAAGGTCACCGAGCGGGCGATCGTCCAGGCGACGCCGAGCTGCAACGTCGTCTATCCACCTGGCGAGCATCTCGCCCCGCGCGCGCATATCGAGCAAATCGAGAAACAGGGCAAAGGCGAGCGGCTTCCTGAGAAAGACGACGCCGCGAGCGGTCGGGCTGGCCCGGAGCGAGCGGAAAATGATGCGCCCACGCTGGCGCCCAAGCTTGGAACGCTCGGCCAGTGAGCTCGCCTTTCATTGCCCTCAAAACGGCTGTCATCGAGGCGGCCAAGGTCGATCCGGCGATCTCCGCGATCTGCGGCGCGCGCGTCTATGAGGAGGTGCCCCGCGACGCGCGCGGCGATCCGAGCGACGCCCAAACGCCATACGTCTATCTCGATCATTTCGCTTGGCGCGACATCGAGGCCGGGTGTGGCCCGCTCTATGCCGTTGTGCTGCGTCTCAACGCCGTCACGACGGAATTCGGCCGCAAGCGGTCGGACGAACTCGCCGACGCAATCAAAGACGCGTTCAACCGCAAGACGCTTCGGCTCTCTGGCGGCCACGCCATGACGATCTTCAAAGCCTACCAAGGCGGCGACGTTCCCGCCGTGTCGACCGTCAAGGAATGTTTCGTCGAGCTGCGCACAGAACTCGCCGACGCCAACGGCTATCCCCTCCCCTAAAGAAAGGCCCCGCCCATGCCGACGCCCAACTTCGTCAATCCGCTCCCCGGCCAGAAATTCTACATCCTCGTCGGCGACGGCGGCTCGCCGGAAACCTTCAATTTCTTCTGCATTGGAACGACGCTCGACTCCAAACACGACTCCGAAATCGAAGACGGCGCCGTGCTCGACTGCAGCGATCCGACCGCCATGGCGCAACGCGTCTCGGCCGTGAAGATGTTGACCTGGGATATCACCTGCTCCGGCCTCGCCGATCCGAGCAAGCTGCCCTATCAGCGGCTCCGGACCGCCTATCGCTCCGGCGCGTCCATCAACATTCAGCTCAAGCACGAGCTCTCCGGCGCAAGCGGCGGCGAAACCGAACAGGGCGCCTTCCTGGTCAAGAGCTGGCAGGAGAACAAAGCCGACAACGGCCTTGTGAAGGTCAGCTTCGATCTCCACGGCACGGGCGCGCCGATCGTCACGCCCAACGTTTAGCGAGCGGTTGGGCTGGCCCAGAGCGAGCGCAAATCAAGAGAGGGCAATGACCCAGAAACAGACTTGCATCCACCTCCCCTTCGCCGGCCGCAAGCGCAAATTCGAGCTTAGGATCGGCGAGATCGGCGAGCTTGAGCGCCTGTGCAACGCAGGAATCGGCGCGATCTATTTCCGCCTCGTCTCGGAGCAGTGGCGCTATGACGATATCCGCGAGACGATCCGCCTCGGCCTCATGGGCGGCGGCGAGAGCCAGGCCACGGCGCATATGCTCATCGAACGCTATGTCGACCTCGGGCCCAAGCGCGAGCATTTGACGATCGCCGCAAAAATCCTCAACGCCCTGATCGAAGGCGTCGACCCCCCAAAAGACGCGGGGGAGACTGCGGAACAGAGCGCGCCCCCGGCGACCTCTCCCCCTTCTACGAAGCCGGCGGCGCCCTTGGATTTTGCCCCCGAACAATCGACGCAATGACGCTCCGCGAATTCGACGCCTGCGTGCGCGGCTACATTCGCGCCAATGGGGGCAAGGAAGAGGCGAGCGCGCAGGACTATGACGAGTATTTCGTGGCGCTGGCGGAAGCCGAAAGACTTGGGCTCGTATAGCGTTCAATATCTGACGCTTGGGACCTATTCCTCGGCTCTCGGCGGGACCGACCTCGAAGCCAGCAACGCGCCAAGAGCGGACGTGCAAAGACGCCCTGTCAAGCACTGTTGCCATAGCCCGCGCGCTAGGAGGCGGACCCGCTTAGTCAGCGCCGAGCGGGAGGTGCGTTTTCAGCATCCACTTGAAGCTTATCAAACGGGCACATTTTGTCGAGAATACCTGGCGCAACATGAAGCAGTGTAAAAGTGTTTATAGTTTTCTTATCCGGAGACTGCTCAGCTATTCTATCCAGAATCTCTGGAATCTTACTAATCGCATCCCGTTGAACTTCACGTAAGCCCTCCTGCATTGAGGGCCACGGCATCATTTCGCTCGGCAACCGCCAGCCCGGATGTGGGTCATAAGCGACAGCGCTCACCGTGGCCACGATAATCTGTTTGGCCTGCTCTGAGACACTGGCGGCTCTTTGTTTCTGCCACTCGAAAATTTTATTCCTGATCTGCTCGGCGATATCAGACATTGGGACACCGAAGCTCCACGAGTACCTTATGGGCGCATCGCCTCTTCGACACCGATTATTTCGATAATATGGCTCGAACGTCGCTCGGCCACCCACGAAACGCAAAAAAAAGCGCCAATAAAAGACACATCGCCACGCTCCCGGCCTCCGTCACGAAAGACGTTGCGAACGCGCTGAAATAGAGGATAGGAGCAAGTCTATAGTGACTAGTGATGCGCATGGCGTTCTTGTGTTCCAAAGTGGTTGCATCTATCGCCAGCAGCCTTCCTCGCATCGCGGCGTGAAGCCATAACCCGTGAAATACAAGCGAAATCGCTAGAAACGTTCCTGTGTATAAGATCGCCGCAACTTTACCGTCTTGATGTAAAAGATACTCTGCGAGTAGCCCAGTAGGGAACGGAACAAACGTGACAAACAGCAGCAGCAGGCCGTTCCAATAAACCAGGATTAGATCCGCCCTCCGGATTGCAGCGAATATCCAGTGATGGTGAGACCAGATGACAAGGATCGTAACAAAAGAGATCAGAAAGGCCAGATAGCTAGGCCAAATAGAAATGAGCGCGGCCGTTAACCCGCGCAAAGCGACTGTGTCCTGACTCGGGACCTTTATTTCCAGAACAAGGAGTGTGATGGCGATTGCGAAAACCCCATCACTAAACGCCTCAATCCGATTGGTTTCCGTACTTTGTGTCATTTTTGGCCTTTTGCCGAAGGGCGCGACAATACTCTCAGGGCGTCACTTCGGTTTCCTGAGCCTCGTCATCTTGCTCTGCCGGCGGGAGAGGGCACTCTACGTCTTCTGTCTCGTCATCCAGCAAGACCGCATCGGCCGGGCAAGGGTCCGCCAGGGTGCTCTCTTTGGATGCGGTAGGGCGCGGCCGCGAGTAACGCGAGTAGTTGGACGACGAGCGCACGTACTCCACGACGTGAAAAACCGCAGTGCAGCTCGGGCAGATAATCGGTGTACGAGTCAGGTCGAAAAAGGGCGTGCTACAATTTAAACATCGACGCTTTTCGCCGCGTTCCGCTTTGGCCATTGGCTTTGATCCCTAAATACTTTGTGGCGATCGCAACCCTCTCTTTGGATGTCACTTCTTGAGTGGGGCGCGGAGTGCGAGTTGGGAGATTATGCAAAGACAGCATTCGCGCCACAGTGACGCCCACTGCAATCGCGATCGAAAGGAAGGCGGTCACTGCGTCCAAACTGCTCCAAAGCCTTCCTGTAATTCGAACCAAGGTTGTCCGAACTAAGCCCGCCGGATTAGAATTGGGAAGCTAGTCCATGAAATTCAAGGGTTTCTTGAAGCACGCACATAAAATTGTTGGTGGATTTGATGTGGGTGACAAAAGTTTTCCGAAATTGAGCATCACCCATTGGATTTTTGTCGCCAAAATGCCCCTCATCGCCAAATTCAAGATCGCGAGTGAGCGCACGATCTTCGATCTTCCAGCTTTCTCAGAAGAAGCGCGCGCAACGGCCTTCCAACGCCTCGCGGCGAAGCGCATCGCGGAAGTCGACGATGAAAACGCCCGCGCCGCCGGGCGCGTCATTCCGCGCCAGCTCTTCATCGATCATGCCGAGACGATGTCGCTCGCGCGCGCGAAATCGACCTCGATCATCGTCGCGCGCTGGAGCGTCGGCGTCGCGGCGGTCGATTGGATTTGGGACACGCTGCGCATCGCCGGGCCGAAACTGACCGGCCACTATCGGGAATCCGCGCGCATGTATATCGACGGCGTCGAGTCGAGCGATACGCGCGACGCGGTCGGCGCGCGCGAGGTTCTCTTCGTCTCGCTCGTTCCCTACGCACGCAAGGTCGAACGCGGGAAGAAGGGCTATGCGCCCGGCCATGTCTATCAGTCCGTCGCGCAAGCAGCGCAGGCTCGCTTCGGCAATGCGGCGCTGATCAAATTCACCTACGCCATCCCGGAAGGCGCGGCGCCCGAGCTGCGTCGCTGGGCCATGGGCCACACGCATGGCGCCGGCCCCGCGGGATGGAAAAGGCGCGGCGTAACGCAGCTCGCCGCCGATCTCTCCAAGCAACGCGTGCAAACGATCAAAAATTTGCGTCAGCCCGCCATTGCGGTGTTTTTGAAGTGAGCCGATGAGCGAAATCAAAGACCAGATCACGCTCCAGGCGCGCAGCGAGGGCCTCGACAAGCTCGACTCGGAAATCGCTTCGTTGGGGAAAGCGGAAAAGGACGCGGCGACGCAAGCCGAGCTGCTCGCGCGCGCGCAGACGACGGTCGAGAAATCGCTCATGCGCGTGCAAACGCGTATGACCGCCTATGTCAATTCGATCGATCCGGCCGAAAAGGCGCTCAAGAAGCTCGAACAAGGCGAGGCCCTGCTGGGCGCTGCGCGCTCGAAAGGCCTCACCAGCCTCGACTCCATGGAGCGCGCCGTCGACACCGCACGCGAGCGCTTCCTGCGGCTTCAAACTCAATCGACCGGCGCCGCCGGCGCGCTCGCGCTCACGAAGAATGAAGCGCTGACGCTCACCTATACGTTCAACGACGTCGTCGCCTCGCTTGCCTCTGGCGCTTCGCCCATGACGATCCTCATGCAGCAAGGCGGCCAGGTGACGCAGGCCTTCGGCGGGGTCCGCCAGACCTTCGAAAAGCTCTTGCCAACCCTCCTACGCTTCGCGCCGATCGCAGCCGGCGCCGGCGCGGCTGCGCTCGCCTTTAAGGAAGTCATCGGCACATATGACGAGCTGCAGAAGATCAATGAGAGCGCCGGGAGCGCTGGCGTTTCGACGCAGCTTTTCCAAATCTGGATCAATTACGCGACGAAGCTCCGCCTCACGGTCGAGGACGCCGAAAAGGCGATCCTGCATGCCGGACAGGCGCTCTCGGGCCAAATCGACAATTTCTCAGCGCTGAGCCTCGACAACGGCCAATCGCGCGTCGCGCAGCGCGCCAACAATCTCTCGGACGTGCTGGGCCATGACGTCGCCTCGAAAAATCTCGCGGCCGAAGCGACGACGCTCGATGAGATGCACCGCGCCGCGCTGCAGCTCGTCAGCGACTATCTCGCCGCCGCCAATGAGCTGGAGGCGCATGGCAGGCTGCTCGACGCCAACCAGGCGCGCACGGAAGCGATCAACGCCGCGACGGAAGTCTGGGGCGACGCAGGGCGCAAGATCGCGGAGGCGCTGCGCGACGGCAAAATGACCGCCGATGAGTTGCAGACCGCCAGCGGCGAGATCGGCCATGTGTGGAACGACGAAATCCTCACCGCGCAAAAACAGGTCAATGACGAGCTGGCGACCGCGAAGGACCATCTCTCCAAATCGCTCAACCCGGCTTCGGAAGAGCTGGCGAAAATCTCCCTCCGCGTCTTGTCGGCTTGGGCGAACATTGTCGACAAGATCGCGGACGGCGTGAGCTGGGCGTCGCAAATGGTCGCCGAATTACGCAAGGCGGCGGAGGGAACGCAAACCGCGCGCGACGGCGCGGCGGTCGGCAAATTCGTCGGCAAGGCGGGAAGCGGCTTCGGCCGCCTCGTTCCGCTCGGCGAGGATTCGAGCGACGGGCATTCGCTGCGTGATTTGGCGGGCGAAGAGGCCCCTTTACCGCCCTCGCGCCCGGAAGGCCTCGGCAAGGCGGCGCCCAAAGCGCATTCCGGCCGCCGCGCCGGACGCGCCAAAACCGAGCGTGACGATCTGAAATCCTATCTCGTCGACTTGCAAAAAACCGTCGACATGCTGGACGCCGAGGCCAATGCGCAAGGCAAGTCCAACGCCGAGAAACAGCGCGCCGTCGATCTCGCCAGGGCGGAGGAAATCGCCAAGCAGCGCGGCCGTCCGCTTACCCAAGCCGAAATCGACCAGGTCGCCGAGCTTGCCGATCGCCACGCCGCGCTACGCGCCAAGATCGACGAAACGACCAAGGCGCAACAGGCGGCCAATGAGCAAAGCCGCTTCTTCGCCGACACGGCCTTTTCGGCGATCGACCGCCTCACCACCGGCACGGCGAAGCTCAACGATGTTGTGCGCTCGCTGGCACAGTCGCTCGCCCAGGCGGCGCTGAAGGCGGCGCTGCTCGGCGAAGGCCCGCTCGCGAGCGTCTTCGGGACGAAAGGCGAGAACGGCGGCGTCGGCGGCTTACTCGGCGGCCTGACCAATTCGCTGACGAGCGGTCAAAGCGGCGGGCTGGGCGGCCTTCTGAGCAACGCCCTGAGCGGGATCAGCAATCCCTTCGCCGGCATGTTCGCCAATGGCGGCCAGATTCCCTCCGGTCAATGGGGAATCGTCGGCGAGCAAGGGCCGGAGCTGGCCTTCGGCGGCGCCATGGGCGTCAATATCGTGCCCTCGGCGGCCACGGCGCTGGCGCGCGCGCCGTCGAGCATCTCCAATTCGCGCGTGACGCACAACAATGTCAGCATCGCGCTCCATACGCCGGACGCTCAAAGCTTCATGCGCAATCAAGGCCAGGTCGCCGCCGTCCTCGCCCGCGCGGTCGCCATGGGGTCTCGCAACCTATGATCGCTGCCTTCCACGAAGTCCGCTTTCCCTGCGGCCTCACGCTCGGCGCGCGCGGCGGACCGGAAAGGCGAACGCAGATCGTCGATCTGCGCTCCGGCCGCGAAGAGCGCAACCAACTCTGGGCGGGCTCGCGCCGCAAATGGAATGCGGGCTATGGTCTCAATACGGTCGACAAGCTCGCGCAAGTCGTCGCCTTCTTCGAAGAGCGGGCCGGGCGTTTCTATGGCTTCCGCTGGCAAGACCGTTTCGACATGACGAGCGGCCCCTCGCCCAGAACGCCGATCGCGCCGACCGACCAGACGATCGGCGTCGGCGACGGCGCGACCAAGGCCTTTCAGCTCATCAAAACCTATGGCGCGGCCTATAATCCCTTCGCGCGCAAGATCCTCAAGCCGGTCGCTGGAACCGTCGTTGTCGCGCTCAACGGTGTTGCGCAGGCGAGCGGTTGGAGCATCGATCCAGCCACGGGAATCGTCACCTTCACGGCCGCGCCCGTCGCCGGCGTCGTCGTCTCGGCGGGCTACCAATTCGACGTGCCCGTACGCTTCGATATCGATTATCTCGAATTGGAAGAGAGCGCCGTCCTAGCGGGCGTCGTCCCGAACATCCCGATCATCGAGCTGCTAGGGTAGCGTAGAAACAATATTTAGTCCCGCGGCGGAATGACTGCGACGCTTAAAACCTTGTTTCAGGCTGTTAGAGGGGATGCGGTCAAAGCGTGCAAAGGTCAAGGGCGCAGAGTCGCGAGGTTCCATGGTTATTTTTTTGCGTTAATTTGATGGGAGGGAACCAGTGCAACTTCAACTGAGCGCAGCGCCTGTTAGCCTGTTCGCTGCCTTTGGAACCGAAGCCGGTCGAACCCTGTTAAGCAATCTAGCGATCGTAGGCTTGATCGATCTCTTCCTACAGAGGCAATCCATGCCTTGGGTGCACCAGCTCAGTCGGGTATCGATCGAGCGCGGAGGGGCCTTGCCGTGGGCTCTTGCTTTGCTTCTCTTTGTCGCAAGCCTCGAAGCACGTGTCGTACTACCGCCAGTCCTAATAGGGTTGGCGTTCATCACGTTTTATCCGGCTATCGTGGCTGCCACCCTCATCTGCGGATGGCGGCAAGGAACTCTCCTTCTTTTCCTATCAATTCTCGCCGGTTGGTATTTTTATTTAGAGCCTGCCAATTCCTTTGCACGGAAAGACGCGATCGCCATTGGCATCTTCCTACTTGCGGGGGGCTTCAGCGTTGTTGTCGTGGCAGCCCTTCGAGAGACAGTTAGGCGTTTAGAGCTAGCGAAAGCAGCGCAGGAATCACTTTTCCGTGAACTTCAACATCGGGTCGCTAACAACTTACAGCTAGTCGTGGCTCTATTGCGAAACGCACAGCGTAACCTTCGGAACCCTGTGGTGGCTGCGGAAACGCTCTCAGAGGCCGAGGAACGCATAATTGCAATGTCTCAGCTACACCGCCGCCTCAACGACGGGACGGCTTTTGTGGAGGGGATTGAACCGATCTTGAGGGCGATGCTAGCACAAACCTTTCGTAATATGCCCGTAACTGTCACAGTAAATGTCAAAGGAGGGGCGGTCCTCTCGATAGACCAGATGACTGCCATGACGCTCTTGGTGAACGAAGCTGCGCTCAATGCTGCCAAGCATGTGTTCTCCAAGGGTCTTGGCACTCGCTTTGATGTCTCCTTGTCTAAGGACGAGAGTGGAAACCTTCGCTTATCAATCACGGACGACGGGCCGGGTATGAGCATCCAGGCTGACAGAGGAGCAGGTTCGCTGGGAATAGGAATAATGGAGGCTTTCGCTAAACAGCTTGGTGGCTCGTTGGAGGTCGCGGATGGCCCTGGAACTTCACTAAACGTAGAGTTCGCTCCTCGCTGAGCAGCGGCATTCCCTTTCACAGGACCCAAGCTCTAGATTTGGGCACTAACGTCGAATGCTTAAGTAACTCCTCAATTTTCCAGGCTGATACATACGCGTCGAATTTTCGTTCGCCAGTTCTATAGAATTACGCGTCTAAGCAATGAAATCCTTCTCCTTTGCCCTCACCACACATCTCGCCAGCGGCGCGACCACCATGTGCCGCTGCTGGCGCGTGACGCGCCGGGACGGCATTGTGCTGGGCTTTACCGATCACGACCGCGACCTCACCGCCGACGGGACGCTCTTCGAAGCGGCGGCCGGCTTCACGGCCTCGCAAATCCAGTCCTCGCTCGGCCTCGCGGTTGATAATTTCACCGCCGACGGCGCGCTTTCCTCGGCGAGCCTCACCGAGAAAGACATTCTCGCCGGCCGCTATGACGACGCGACCATGGAGCTGCTCCACGTTAATTGGGCGGACCCGACGCAGTTCTACATCGAGGCGGGCGGCAATCTCGGAAATCTCGACCGCAAGGGCGCGGCTTTCACCGCCGAATTTCGCTCGCGCGCCGCGCGGCTCAATCAGCGCATCGGCTGGTCTTTCGAGCGCTCCTGCTCGGCGCAGCTCGGCGACGCGCGCTGCAAGGTCGATCTCGCCAACGTCTCCTATTCCGCGAGCGCCACGGCGCTTGCCTATGACGGCGCGCATTATCTCTCCGCGAGCGGCGTCGAGCGCTTCAAGCGCGGCTGGTTCGACGGCGGCGTGCTGCGCCTCTCGGGCCGCAAGGATGTGCTGATCGGCGGCACGGGGCTCATCGTCAATAATCTGCAATCGGGCCTAGGCCGCGGGGCCTATTTCGCGGATGGCTCGGGAACATCGGAAGGGCAGTTTCTGGCGATCTATGCATGGCTGCGCGCGGCCAGGGCCCTCGGCAATCTGGCGCCAGACTCCGCCGCCTCCTGGCGCGCCCGCGCGCTGTGGATGGCGACGGCGCTGGAAAGAAGCGTCTATCGCCAGCCGGTCCCGTCCGACCCCTCCAAGCTCTTCGTCCCGCATTGGCTCTTCGCCGCGCGCCAGCCGGTCGAGGCGCAGACGGTCTTCCTCAAATATCCCGCGAGCGTCGCGCCGGGCGGCGCCGGCCTGCAATTCAACATCCCGCCCGACAATGCGGCCTTCGGCGACAAAGTCCTCAAGGTCTATTCGGCCTATGACGCTAACTCGCATCTGCTTTGGGATAATCCAACCTCGCCCGTCGTCGGCAACGCGCTGAGCCTCCTCTCAGTAACCACTTCAGCAACCGGCACGCTCGTCACCGTCGCCGGCGCGGCCGCCGTCTCGGGTTATCTCGTCTTCGCCGTCGATCGCGGCGGCGCGCTCGACGTCGGCGAGCCTTACGAGGCCTGGCCGGTCTGGCGGCCGCTCGCGGCGACGGAAGTCGACGGCGCCGGCGACAGTTTCCGATGGGCGGCGGATATGTTCGCCGCGCTTTACGAGGCCACGCAAAATCCCAAGTGGCGGAACGGCCGCGCCGCGACGCTGCAAAGCGCCGTCACGGCCATGCAGGTCGACGACGGCCGCAGTTACTTCAAGCCCTCGGCCTCAAACGATCCCTACGCGCTCTCGGGAACCTTCGTCTTCAACGCCCGCGCCGGCGTGCAATGGGCGCGCGACGCAAGCTCCGGCATGCTCGTCGGCGCAATTCCGGCCGATGCCGCGGGCAGCGAAGCGCAGATCGGGCGTGGCTTCGATGACAATATCGGCGCCAGCGCGACGATCTCGGTCTTCGCCGGTTCGGATCGGCAGACGAGCGCCGTCACCATCTATCTCGACACGGCCGCGAGCTACTCGGCCGCAACGCGCTATTTCGCGACGTTGAATTTCAACGGCGCGGGACAAGACAAGCTCGATGCCTTCACGCTCGCGCTCGCCGATTTCAAGCGCACGGACGGCGACGGCGCGCCGCTCTCGGCGCTTTCCTTTCCCGTCCATGTCTACGCCTGCGGCTTTCGTGACAAGGAGCCGACCGCCCATTACCTCTATATCGAGCGCGTGCGGCCGCTGCCGATGACGGCCCTGCCCTATGCGCCCTACCTCATCCCCTTCACGGCCAATGTGCTCTCGGGCCAGATCATCGAATGGCGCGGCTCGCCGGGCTCGGGCTACCAGGCGCCGGACTTGTGGGTGAGTATCGGCGGCGCGAATGAAGTCGTCGGCGCGCAGACGCAATTGCAATTCCTGCGCGATGCCCAGCTCTCCTATCAGACGACGCGCGGCGCGCTCGGGCCCTTCGCCCATTGCTACGTGTGGGATCGCGCGGATTCTTCGGAACTCGGAACGCCGGGAACATGGGTTTACACCTGGTATGATCCGAATTCAGAATGGGGCGGCTATCAATATCGCCCGCTCGAATCCGTCGCGCGTTATCTCTCCGCAACGAGCGGAAACGCCGCGCACGCTACGCCGCGCGCGCTGGCGCAGACCGTGCTCTCGGATTATCTGACCTGGTTAGACGCGCTCAGCTGGCCCTCGCTCACGGGCGCCGTGGCCGGGCCGCCGACGAATTTCACCGGGACGGCTCCGCCGGCGCGCGCCTACGAAGAGCCGCATTTCGCCGCGCTGATCCTGCGCGCTTGCGTCTATGCGCTCATGGCCGACGCCGCCGCCCCTGTAGCGGCCAATATCGTTACGCACGCCACGAGCCTCGCCAGCCGCACCTGGGCCTATCTCGACGGCAAATGGCGGGCCTCTGGCGCGCTCGCCGGCACATGGTCGCCGGACGGCCTCTCCTGGTATGGCTTCTGGAACGCAGAGATCGTCTCGACCCTCGCGCTGTTGCTGCTCGAAGGCGACGCCATCCGCCAGTCGCTCGGCATATCCGCGTGGCGCCTTGCCGAGATGCTGAAAGCCAATGACGCATGGATGGCGACGGTCACCCAGGACCCGCCCTCCGCCTTCGAGATCAAGACGCATACGATCGCGCCGGACGGCTCAGCGCTCTTCGAATTCTGGGCCGATCCCGGCGTAACGATCGCGCCCGGCGATCAATTCACCGTGACGGCCGGCTGCGCCAAGAACTTCCCAACCTGCAAAAACAAGTTTTCGAACGCCGCCAACTTCCGCGGCTTCCCACACATCCCGCCGACCGACACAATCGGGACGATCGCCAATCGCGGCGATCCGCGCAACAACGGCGGCTCGTTGGTAGGGAACTCATGACGCACACGACGAGGCGTTTAAGATTTTCTGTGTAGTTGAGGCGATCCCGGAAGAGTCTCTCTGCCTCGGTATCCCGGTTGGACTCGTAAGCTCGAATCGTCGGAAACGCCTCTACCTGCGAAATATTTGCGTGGCCGCTGTCACAAGCAAGCTCTGCCATTCTAATTACCTTTGGAAAACTCAGTTCGCTCTTAATCGAACTTTAAGCTCTCGTTTTCGGGACGACGACGATTTTCGTGACCAATCTGGGCCTGCCAAACGAGATTTATTCCGCACTGATCGAGTGGCCCCATGGCAGCGAACCTGCAAAGCCCGAACATGCCAACGCGCGCTGACATCGTTGCGGCCGCCCTGCCCTGGATCGGCACGCCCTACCGCCATCAAGCCGCTGTGCGCGGCGCGGGCTGCGATTGTCTCGGCCTGGTGCGCGGCGTCTGGCGCGAGGTCTATGGCGCCGAGCCCGAGGCCCCGCCGCCCTATTCGCCCGATTGGGGCGAGGCGGGCAAGACCGAGCACATTCTCGACGCCGCGCGCCGCAACATGCGCGAGCTTTCGCCCGGCGCGGCGCATCCTGGCGACGTGCTCGTTTTCCGAATGGTCGAAGGCCGCATCGCCAAGCATATGGCGATCGTCGCCTATGACCGCACGATGATCCACGCAATCGCTCGCGACGGCGTGCGCCGCGTGCCTCTCGACGCCGGCTGGATGCGCCGCGCCGTCGCCGGCTTCGCGTTCCCGGGAGTGACCGACTAAGTGGCCACCATGCTCTTCAGCGCGATCGGCGGCGGCTCGATCGTCAGCAGCGTGCTTGGCACGGCCGCCGGCGTCGGCCTCAATTTCGTGTCCGGCCTCTTCGGCCGCAAGAAAAGCAGCGCGCCGAAGGTCACCTTCGGCCAGCAGGTCTATGAGGTCCATGTCACCGGCGCGCAGGAAGGCGCGCCGATCCGCCGACTTTGGGGCCGCGCGCGCATGGGCGGCCAGATCATCTGGGCCACGAATTTCTCGGAATTCAATCAGTGGGTGCCGAGCTTCACGCAATCGGCCGCTTCCGGCAAAGGCGCGCCCGCTCAATCGCAACAGCTCAACTGGACCGAGGTCTGGCACGCGCAGATTTCCTTCGCGGTCGCCTTTTGCGAGGGTGACGGCGGAACCTCGCTCGGCCGCGTCTGGGCGGATGGCAAGCTGCTCGATCTCACGCAATATAGCTGGCGCTTCTACAACGGCTCGGAGACGCAAGACCCCGATCCGCTCATCGTCGCGACCGAGGGCGCGGCGCCGGCCTATCGCGGCATTTGCTATCTCGTTTTCGAGAACATGCTTCTCGACAAATTCGGCAACCGCATTCCGCAAATCACCGCCGAGATCATCCGCCGCCCGGTGAGCGTCGGCGCCGACGATCTCACGCGCAATCTGCGCTCGGTCTGCATGATCCCCGGCACAACCGAATTCGGCTACGCAACGACGGTCTATAAGGCGAGCGCCATCGCGGGGACATGGGCCCCGCAAAACGCCAATGTCGAAGCCTCGCTCTCAGATTTCTACGTCTCCCTCGACGCACTCGTCGGGCTGAACGCCAGCGGCGCGGCCGGGCCCAACCCGCTCGCCATCCTCCTGGGCGCCGCCCCCAATGCTCCCGCGCCGACGGGCGGCAATTGGCGCTCGGCGAAAGGCGCGCTGGAGGCGGCCGACGCCGTCTCGCTCGTCGTCGCCTGGTTCGGCGATGATCTGCGCGCCGGCAATTGCACGATCCGCCCGAAAGTCGAAGTCGCGCAGAAAAACACCGATCCCGCCGATTGGGAGGTCGCCGGCTATACGCGCGCCGGCTATGCCTGGTTCGTCAAGATCAACGGCGTGACCATGCGCGCCCATTACGCCGCGCCGAACGCTTTTCCTTTGCCCTGGGGCGTCGCGGCGCCCGTCGTCTCGCAGGTCTCTCCCGACCTCATGAATCCGAGCGGCGCCGGCGGCTCGGTCGCCTTCACGGGCGCGACTGTGCCGGCCTATGGCGGCACGCCTTCGGACGGAAGCGTCGTCGAGGCGATCAAGGAGATCAAAAGGCGGGGGTTACGCTGCGTCTTCTATCCCTTCGTCGCCATGGATATCCCGCCCGGCAATGGCAAGCCCGACCCGTGGGGCGGCGCCGAGCAAGCCGCCTTCCCCTGGCGCGGGCGCATCACCTGCCATCCCGCGCCGGGCCAGCCCGGCACGGTCGACAAGACCGCCGCTGCCGCGACGCAGATTGCAGCCTTCTTTGCGCAATACAGCGCCATGGTGACGCATTACGCGCAGCTCTGCGTCTCGGCCGGCGGCGTCGACGCCTTTATCATCGGCTCAGAGCTTGTCGGGCTCACGCAAGTGCGATCGTCGCCCGGCGACGGCGACTATCCCGCCGTCGACGCGCTCAAATCACTCGCGGCGAGCGTGCGTGCCATCGTCGGGCCCGTTTGCAAGATCGGCTATGCGGCGGACTGGAGCGAATATCATTCGCATCGCCCGAGCGGAGGCTCGAATGACGTGATCTTCAACATGGACCCGTTGTGGTCCGATCCGAACATCGATTTCATCGGCGTCGATAATTACATGCCGCTCGCCGACTGGCGCGACTCCGGTCCGAACGCCGACGCCACGGGCGCCAATGCCGCCGCCTCGATCTATGACAAGGCCTATCTCGCGCGGAACGTCGAAGGCGGCGAATATTTCGATTGGCATTACGCGAGCGGCGCAGATCGAACCGCCCAGACGCGTACACCGATCGTCGATACGGCTTACGGCGAGCATTGGGCGTTCCGCCAAAAGGACATGCGCAATTGGTGGGGCAACGCGCATCACTCACGGCCAGGCGGCGTGCGCAATGCAGCCGCGACGTCATTCACACCCGGATCGAAGCCGATCTGGTTCACCGAATTCGGCTGCCCCGCCGTCGACAAAGGCGCGAACCAGCCCAATGTCTTCGTCGACCCCAAGTCGAGCGAAAGCGCCTATCCCTACTTTTCCAACGGCAATCGCGACGACGCCATCCAGCGCGCCTTTCTCGAAACGCTGCTCGCCTATTGGCGTGACAACGCCCCTGTGTCGGCCGCCGGCGTGAAGATGATCGAGCCGCGTAATATGTTCGCCTGGGCATGGGACGCGCGGCCCTTCCCCGACTTCCCGGCCCAGGGCGGCGCCTGGCGCGACGCGCCGAACTACCATCTCGGCCATTGGCTCAACGGCCGCCTCGATGAGCCGCCGCTCGCATGGATCTTGGGCGACATTTGCGCGGCGGCGGGGACCGCCTGTTATGACGCGTCGCGCATCATCGGCCCGTCGTCGCTCGCCATCGGCGTTGTCGCCGACGGCCCGACCTCGCCGCGCGATCTGCTCGAACAAATTTCCGACGCGCTGCAGATCGACACTTTCGAGAGTGGCGGCTGCGTCGTCTTCACGTCCCGCGCGCAAGCCAAGACGATCACCATCACCCTCGACGATCTCGTCATGGAGAGCGCCGACGATGTCGGCTATTCGCTCACCCGCGCTCAGGAAACCGATCTTCCCTACGGCCTCACGCTCACCTTCGTCGATCTCTACAAGGATTACGACGCCGGCTCGGTCCGCGAGCTGAAGAATGTCGGCTATTCGCAAAACCTCGCCTCGGTCAATGCGCCGCTTGTCCTCGACCCCGATTACGCGAAGGCCCTCACCCGCGCTTTGCTGCAACAGCATTGGCTCGCGCGCGACACGGGCGCGCTGAAAGTCCCGCCCTCTTTCTCCGCCGTCGAGCCCGGCGATTGCATCGCTTTCGATATCGGCGAGGCGACGCCTCTCAAGTTCCGCGTCAATCGCATCGATCGCGGCGACTTCCTGTCGCTCGAACTCACCGGCTTCGATCCGGCCTCGGCGCGCTTCGGCTCCGCCTCGGCCGGCGCCGACGCGCTCTCCAAGCCGGCCAAGCGCGCCTTCGGCCCGCCGATCGTCGAATTCCTCGATCTGCCGCTCGCGACCGGAACCGAGCCCCAGCCCTGGGCCCCGCGCGTCGCCGCCTTCGCCTCGCCCTGGACGCCCGTCGCCGTCTATCGAACGGTCAATGGCTCGAACACGCTGATCGCGACCGTGACCGCCCCGACCATGATGGGCGAGATCGTGGACGGCGCCTTCTATTCCGGGCCGCGCTCGGTCTGGGATTACGGCAACAGCCTTTACGTTCAATTCTACGGCGACGCGCAGCTTCTCTCGCAAACAGACGAACAGATTTTCGACGGCGCCAATGTGGTCGCTGTCAAAGCGCCCTCGGGCGATTGGGAGATCGTGCAATTCGCACAGGAAGAATTGCTTGCAACCAATAAATACAAGCTCTCAAAGCTTCTGCGCGCCCAGCAAGGCACGGAAGCCGGCATGGCGAAACCCGCCCCAATTGGCTCGCGCGTTATCGTGCTCACGCCGGCGACGCTGGCGACGCTTGGCATAAGTGTCGATCAGCTCGGCCAGGCGCTCACGCTGCGCGCCGGCCCCGCGAAAGACGATCCGGGCGCACCGAGCTATTTCGACTATTTCGTCACGCCCAAGGGCGTCGGCCTGAGGCCGTTCAGCGTCTCACAGATCAAAGGCCGCCGGCCGCTCGGCTTTGGCGATGCGGTCATCACCTGGTCGCGCCGCACGCGCTACGGCGGCGACGCTTGGGACCCGCCAGACGTTCCGCTCAATGAGCAAAGCGAGAGCTATGATCTCGAAGTTCTCGACTGGTCGGGCAATGTGCTGCGCACGGTTTCGGGGCTCACCTCGCCGACATGGACCTATGCGCTCGCCGATCAAACGACGGATTGGGGCGGGCCTCAGAACGTCTATCCCATCCGCGTCTATCAGAATTCCGGACAGATCGGCCGCGGCCAGTCGGCCAAAGTCAATGTCGCTCTTTAGGGCCACGGCATGAGCAATACGCCCAATCTCACCCTTCCCTATATCGATCAAAACCAAAGCCAAAAGCACGTCACGCACAATGAGGCGCTGACCGCGCTCGACGCGATCGTGCAGCTTTCCGTTATCGACAATTCGCTCACCGCCCCGCCGGCGTCACCCGCGGATGGCGACCGCTATATCGTCGCCGCCGCGCCCTCGGGCGCCTGGTCGAGCAAGGCCGGCTATATCGCGGCCTGGCAGGGCGGCGCATGGATGTTCTATGCGCCGAAGTCCGGCTGGCTTGCCTGGGTCGCGAGCCTCTCGGCGGTCTACGTCTGGAAGGGAGCCGCATGGGCGCCGCTCGTCGACGTCGGCTCGCCCATGCTGCTCGCCAAGGCCGCGCATGGCGGGAAGATCGAAGCCTATTGCGCCGAAGAGCTGATCACGCTCACGGGCGCCACGACGAATTCTTCTGTTCTGATTCCCAACGGCGCGTTGCTGTTCGCGGTTTCCAACCGCGTCGTCACGCCGATCACCGGGGCGGCGTCCTACAGCTGCGGCACTTCTGGCAGCCCCAGCTGGTTCGGCTCGTCGCTCGGCGTCGGCGTCGGCGCGACCAATCGCGGGTTGATCGGGCCCAACCCTTTCTACTCTGACACGCCCGTTCTCTACACGGCGGCGGGCGGCAATTTTACCGGCGGCCAGCTGCGCATGACGATCCACTATCTCATGCCGGCCTGGGCGGACGCCTAACCTCTCCCCACTCCCCAAACCGCAATCGTGGTGAGCGCCGCGCGCGAGGCGCGCGGCGATAACGCATGGCTATTGAAAGGATTTAGCATGCAACTTTTGGAAGCTGTCCGCGCTCCCGCGACTATCCTGCCTCCGTCGAGAATGAGCGGCAAAGGCCGCTCGCTGCTCATGCAGCGTGAAGGCGTCAGGACTCGCGCCTACAGGGACACTGTCGGCGTCTTGACGATCGGCGTCGGCCATACCTCGAAGGCCGGCCTGCCGGAAGTGACGCCGGGCCTCGCCATCACGCGCGCGCAAGCCGACGCCATCCTCACGCGCGACCTTCGCCAATATGAATTCGCGGTCGCCCATGCTGTGACCGTGGAATTGACGCAGGGCCAGTTCGACGCCCTTGTGTCGCTCTGCTTCAATATCGGCGTTGAGGGTTTCCGCAAATCGACCGTCGTCAAGCGGCTCAACGTCATGAACTATCTCGGCGCCGCCGACGCCATTCTGCTTTGGGCCAAGCAGCCCGAGCTCAAAGGCCGGCGCAAGGCGGAGCGCGCGCAATTTCTTGCCGCGACGCCGCTCGCGCTCGGCGCGCCCGTGCGCTTCCTCGCGGCCGATGATCTGCATGAAGACGAAGCAATGTCCGCCGACTATCTGCGCGCCTCTGGATCGCGCACGCTCTCGGCAACGGATTTCGTCAAGCAGGCGGCCACGACGGTTCTGGGCGCCGACGTCGTCGACGGCGCGACGCGCGCCAAAGACGCGCTCGATCAACTCCGCGACGCCTATGCGGGCTTCACCCATGGGGCTGATGCGATCGAGCTGGTCAAGAGCTATTGGCCGCTCGCTGTCGGCCTCGCGCTGAGCCTCGTCATCGCCTGCCTCGCCTATCTCGCCTGGCGCGAGGCGCACCGCGTCCAGCGCGCCCGCGTCGAGGACGCGGTGCTCGCGCCGGCCGCCGCCTAAGAAAGGAGGGAGCGCATGCCGACGCCGCAAGACCATCTTTCGACGATCGCCAGCGGGATGGCCCAAAAAATCTCGGATGGCGTGGCCTGGGCGGCAGTCGGCGCCGCCGCCTCCGCGCCGCTGTGGAAGGATCGCCTCCGGGAGATTTCCGAACTCGCGGCGCTGGCCGGCCCGATCCTCGCGGCCGTCGTCGTCGCGCTCAAGGGTCTGCTCTATATCGTGCAAATCTGGAAGGAAATCCGGACGAAAAGTCACTCCTGA